GGTGGTAAAGGGGTGAGGAGGTTTACGTTCTTTACGTTCTTCACGGGTGTGTTGAGGTATCCGAAAACACCGAGCAGACCTAATGCCACCAATTCCATTTTTTCTTATGTTAACAACAAATTATTTATTTTCAAGCGTACTTGGCAATCCAACGAGACGGTGCTCCGAAAAGGGTCTGATTGTCGTAACTGTTGTTCTGAAAGTCAACGGGATCAAACCGATCCAAGGTTCGTTCGAAGTAACACGACTTGGACATACGCGTTTGTTCACCAAACTCGGGTTCGTAAGACTGTGCGTGATGAGACGGCGCGACTTCTTTCGCTACCACGGTCGTCGGTGTGTTATCCACCGGTTCGGACTCTTTTCCGCGAATTAGCGCGGTTTCCGTGTCGACGTTCGTCTTGGAGTTGGTCAACCGACAGTTGTACGTGCACGGTGTTTGCATATTCATGAAATTTTCTAGTACGTAACTTTCCACCTTGTTGGATTGCTGTTCGCGTGAATAGACCATTTTTTTCAATTTACCATTACTTAAAGATTTAAATTCCTGTAATTGGTTCGTGTGCTTACATTTCCAATGGTATCGTGATAGTGGGTTTGCATGGGCGCGGGTAGTTCGATGCGGTCAAACACACCCTGTTCACGAGGCGCGCACTCCACCCGCGTCTGTCCGTGGAACAACATGGACTCTACGTCCACGGGACCGTCGTTGCGTGCTTTGAGAGGGGCCGTACCGAACAGTTCGGTGCTGGGGGCATCACCCACTTCGTTGAGGCGCGTGGGCTTCGAACGAAAGTTGGACTCTATATCGATGTCGCGAAGACCCTGTCGCGACTGATACAAGCTACTTATTTCCGGCATGTGATAGCGAAGAGGTTTGGTACTGTTGATGGTATGCGCCCTCTCTTCGTCTTTATCGTAAAACGTGCGGGAAAACATTTTACATTAACGGTAATAAATTAAATCAACACGCTTTGATCGTCTTCTCACATCGCATGACTTGGTCGGGGTTGTAAAGCCAGTTCGCAAAGCCGGTTTGGTCGTTCGTAGGCACGGTATAAAACTGACGCTGGGAGTTGTTTTTCCCGTAAATGTCCCAATGACTCAAGGGAAGATTATCGTGAAACGCTTGGTGTACCTGAGCCGCCGTTCTCGGGTTGTCGTGATTCACGGGACAGTTTTTCGTAATGTCATGTATCCCAATAATCGGATTTCCCATGGAGTTGTTTGAAGTGATACCGGGGCAGTCGAATGACACTACTTCTGTTGGCACATGACCGCCCAGAATAGGCCCAGACGTTTCCTTTTTGGGGCGTGTCGTCGTTAATACGGTCCCTAGAAGGGCCACGCACACACCCCATATAAAATAATTTACAGACTTTTTCAATAACGATAGGATAATCCCATAGTAAATGACGAAACGCGCGAAAGCGTTGGTGGTGTGTTCGAAAGGCCATAGCCCTAGCTTTGGGGACAATTGCGAGAAATCGTGAATCCAAATAGTATTACTTGATTTCATTTAAATAATACCAATAAATTAAAATGTCGGGTTTTCGTCTAGCTTGTACTCACAAAACGTGACGGGTCGTTCCTTGTAGTCGATGTTGTTGTACAACCCAGCACGTGCGGCGGATCGTATCAACCAGCGGAACGTGTCCCAAAAGTCCCGGTCGTGGGCGTAACGTTCGGTGGCCACGTGCGCCAACTCGTGCATCACCACGAAAAAAGTTTCGTTAAACGAGTTCAGGTTTCCTTTCTGATCGTGTAGACACACGGCGATATAACGTCCCTTGTTGAGATTGTAGGCAAAGGCGCGTCGGTTTTCTTCGTGTTCCATTTCTCCGAGTTTCCCGGACCAGTTGTGTTTTATCTTTTCGGTACGTGGATCGGTCGGGTCCAACACGCTAACGAGTTTATAGGTGTGCGTTTTGAGTTTTCGAAGAAACGCACCGATTCGCGGATCGCCGGAACAACGCGAACGCCTATTTAGGACCACCGCCACCACCACTACAACCAGGACCGCCAAAACTGAAAACGATAACCCTCGCATTTTTTGTTTAATATAATAGACTCTTTTTAAATTTTTTTTAAACTACATATTCTTCATCATACTTTGCACTCCAGACAGTAGCATACTGGGGTCGAGCGCACTTTCGCCCATCTGACTCGCGTATTGTTGGGCCAGTTGCTCGATGCCTTGCATCAGTCCCGACGGAATGCTATTGATCGTGGTACCGAACATGAGTAACGTGTTGAGATGCGCCCAAATAGCCTCCTTCGTGTTCGCGGTAATATCGGGAGTTTCCCAAACACTCTTCAAATTCAGTTCCTGATTGAGCGGATTACTCGCATCAAGCATCAACGTTTCATCCTTGTTCATAATCTGATCGGCGTACGGCCCGACATGTTCCATAAACACCATCAAGACCTTGCGAGGATTCGTCTTTTTGAGCATTTCGAAAGAGCTTTTGTAAACCTTAATCTTAGTCTCCGAGGGAAACGTCAACGCGAGTTCGTCAATAAAGTGCTCCATCATCACGGTAAAGGAACCGATGGTGCTCTCCGATGTCATTCTTATTTAGATTATTAAAGTCGGTTATTTTTAAATGGTTTTTCCGCGTTTTGAAATATTGTAACGCTAACAAAGCAAAGATCCCGGTGATTAACACGATGCCTAAATAATTGCCCGTGTTGTTAAACCTTTGTTGCATTTTCGACTGAACTTCTGCAAGCTTCTGGTGGTACTTCATTTTACTAAGTAATCTGTTTAAAAATCCTCATCCATACCGAATGCGTTGAGTTTGTCCGACGTCAACACACCCGCTTTCGTGTACTCGCCTACACGACGCTCGAAAAAGTTGGTCTTTCCGGACAAGGAGATGTGTTCCATAAAATCGAACGGGTTTTGTGTTCCGTAAATCACCGAGTATCCGAGCTGGAGGAGCAACCGGTCCGCCACGTATTCGATGTACTCTCCCATAAGCACGTCGTTCATTCCGACCATGCGACACGGGATGGACTCGATGATAAATTCCTTCTCGTTGTCGACCGCTTCCGATACGATCGTCACAACCTCTTGTTGACTCGGTTTGTTGACTAGGTACTTGAACAACATCACTGCAAAATCTTGATGCATGCCTTCGTCTCTAGAAATCAGTTCGTTGGAGAAACTCAGGCCGTGCATGAGCCCGCGTTTCTTAAGCCAGAAGATGGCGCAGAAGGACCCCGAGAACATGATCCCTTCGACGCACGCAAAGGCGATCAGTCGTTTCGCAAACTCCGGACAGTTTTCACGGCAAATCCAGTTCAAGGCCCAGTTCGCCTTCTTTTTCACGGACGGAATGGTCTGGGCCCCGCGAAGGAGGTGTGTCTTTTCGTCTACGTTTTGAACATAACGGTCTATCATCAAGCTGTAGGTCTGACTGTGAATCGTCTCGTTGAACTGCTGCACGCTGTAAAAACTCTTGGCCTCCGGTATCTGCACCTCGTCGCTAAAGTTCCGCGCGAGATTCTCGTTGACAATTCCGTCCGACGCGGCAAAAAAAGCTAGAATATTCTTGATAAACGTACGTTCATTTTCAGACAATTTCGCGAAATCAGCCTCGTCCTGTGAAAAGTTAATCTCACCCACCGTCCAAAAAGAGGCGACCAGTCGTTCGTACATGTCCCACAGGTCCGTGTACCGTATCGGAAACAAGACGAAACGGTCCGGGTTTTCAATCAGTACGGGCTCTCCGTACTTTTGAAGGAACGTGTCGGTGGTGTATGCGCGCGCCCCGTCGTGAAACACTGGAAAGGACGAAATAGTTTCCTCCTCTCGCGCAGCGTTTATCTCCTTGAGAAGGGAGTACAAATTATTTTTTTTGTGAACAGTCACGCCGCGGATGTTGTGCGTTTTCAATAAACGCTCCGCATCATCGCACCATGGGCAATCCTCCTTGGAGTACATCTTCAGGTTCGTCGTCGTCTTGACTAGAAGGTTCGTCGTCGTCTTGACTAGAAGTTCCATCTTATATTACTATTCATTTAAATCCTTAAATAAGCGTGGTTTCTTGATCGTACGATAACAAGGAGCCGTTGCTCCATAAAATTTTAAGAACGGTACCCGGTAACATGTCATCGTTGTGAAACATGTGTTTCATTTGTAGGTGCTTGTTGTGAAAAAAGTCGTGTTGAGGTCCTGCAAACTTGCAGACCCGATCAAGCACATGAGCCTCGATATTTTCATCCGGGTTTACGAGAACGGCCATGACAATCTTCGGCCCCAAAAAAGTACCAATCACAGCAGCCTTGGCGAGGGCGTCGTGTGAAGGACCGGGATCGTCGGGACGGGTACGTACAACTCGATACTTTTTGTCGCGTTTCCATGTGAAACGATACTCGATACTCTCGTTGGATGACTCGTTGGATGACTCGTTGGATGACTCGTTGGATGACTCGTTGGATGACTCGTTGGATGACTCGTTGGATGACTCGTTGGATGACTCGTTGGATGACTCGTTGTTTTTCGGTATGCTAATATCCTGACCGCTCGTATATCGATCTGTTACATCCTCTTCGCCGTCTATCCCGAAATACCGGACCACCTTGTACACAACCAACGGAGGTGGCTTGGACGTAATACGATTCAAAAACTCGGCGTAAAACGTTATGATACGTGTGTAATAATACAACGCGTTCATTAAAAAAAAGTTGACGTAGCTCATTTTCATTTAGTAATACATTGTTTCTTTAAATCGTTTTAAAGTTAATAATTCTTTTTACCGATAATGTCGTTAGATCAACGTCATCAACAGAAGGTGTCCGATCTCGACAATCGGCATACGCTAATAACCACCTTACACACGACCATGCGGCGCTTGGAGAAACAAAAGGTACAACACGCGGATGATATATTCGAAGTGCTCCGACTCGACGACGAAATTCACCAAATCCACGATCGTGTTTGTGTGCTGTCGCAAAGCACGGAGACGGACTATCTCATGAAAGTGTCGACCGTCTTGCAGGAGCATAACGAGCTTTATCACCCGGACAAAGAGTTTTCTCAAATCGTAAGCAGCGACCAAGCGTCCATTTGTAGCTACGTCGAAAAGAAATCGCAGAACAAGCGCGGACAGTTGCTCACGTCGTACATGCACAAGATTGAAGGAAGCCACAGCACGTCGGCGGCGCACACACCGACGGAGCTCCAGCCGTCGATCGGTACCCACGGAATTATGTGTCGCGACTGCGACGTTCCCATGCGCTTGTCGACGAACGAGTCGTACGTCGTGTGTTCGAAATGCGGGAACCACGACGTGTATTTTGAACCGAGCGTGTCCGGTTTGACGTACGAACAAGAACTGAACACGGACACGAGCGTGCATTTCGCGTACAAACGCATCAACCATCTGCGCGAACTTCTCGCGCAACTACAAGCCAAGGAGCGTTCGGAAATTCCACACGAAGTCATCGCGAAGATGCAGGCGGAGTTCAGGAAGGCTCGAGTGGTCAGCGTCAACGAAGTCACGCAAACCAAGGTGAAGATGTACCTAAAAAAATTGAACCTCAACAAGTTTTACGAACACGCGCGACAGATCACAAACATCCTCAGTGGCAAGCCGCCTCCGATCATCTCCGGTGAGCTGTACGAAACCCTCGTCAACATGTTTCATGACATCCAAGAGCCGTTCGAAGAGGTTTGTCCAAAGAACCGGAAAAACTTTTTCAGTTATTCGTACATTTTGTACAAGTTCTGCGAGCTCCTCGGTGAGATTGATATGATGGAACTGTTCCCTCTGTTGAAGAGCCGGGAGAAGCTCTACCAACAGGATTGTATATGGCGCGATATTTGCAAAATCACCGGTTGGGTGTTCCACAAGAGCGTCTAAAAAAAAACGAAAATTACAAAAATCATTTAAAAAAGAAACGCGTTGTAGCTGTAATAATGGAAAAGGTTGATCATTTGGAAGAGGATACGATACAAATACCGAGCCAGCGATTTGCGCTCATTTCGATTGTGTCACCGACGTCGAATCAGAAATTCAGCACGTGTGCGCTGAAGATTCGTGGAGTGTTTGCGACGGAGGACGAGGGTAGACGCCATGCGGAGAAACTGTCCAAAGTGGACACGACGTTCGATGTGTTTATAGTGGACATGTACAAGTGGCTACCGATCCCCCCCGATACCGACAGTATCGAAGACAAGGTGTACCAGGACAAGGTCCTCAACGATCTGATCCAGGGACACAAGGAGCAACAAATACTCGTCAAGCAACACTTTGAAGAACAAAAGAAAAATAACATGAGTCATGTGCCTCCTCCACAGACCATGGCCGAAGAAGAACAAGAAGAAGAAAACACCCCTCTGAGTTAGTTTTGCTTTTTGATTGTGATTGTGTTCTTCTTAACAGTCTTACGATATTGATTTTGTATGTCCTTTATTTCACGGTCGTCGTGTTTAGGGTCGTACAAACGATTGTGGGCGTTCCAAAACCTGGGGTGCCCGACGCGAAAAGATGTTTTAGGATCGAACAGTCGAGCCTTGTACCAGAACACGACGTCTTCGATTTTGTTACTCTTGATCGTATTATCAAGAACGATACACTCGTAGTTTTCGGTGCAAGCGTCCATAACCTGATTAAACATATCAAACGTGGGAAAAATCCCGAAAAAGTTTTTATAAATCTTTTCCCGATTCTGTAGGATGTTTTCTCTAAACACAAATATGTAGTCGATATTCGACCGCAGGTCGGGAGACAAGTCCATACAATACTGCATGGTTAACATGAAAAACACATTCCAATGACGCCCGTTGTAAAATATCTGCCGCATGATCTTCTCGCGTAAAAACTTTTTGTCGTACATGCAGTCGTCCAGGATAATAAACACGGG